GACGGATTGCGCGCTGCCCAGTGAGCCAAATCGATTTGCGCCAGCTTTATCAATTGGCACTACGAAGCGACCAAGAGACTCCTCTGAGAAGGATCCATTCTGTCCAACACCAGCCGACCATCCATCCTCAAGCTTTAACCCTTGTGCGCGCACGTTTTTTCCGTAATTAATTAACCGTCTTAGGTTTCTCAATTTCGCTTGCTGTATTTCAGCAGTGTCTCCCAATGTAGGCAGAGCCATTTGCAAGGCTTCTGCATCTTTGTCAGTTGGTTTGCTTCCCTGAACAGCTACGGCAAGAGCTAAACCAGCAGTTTGATTGAGACTTACTGCGGCAACTTCTTCAGGTAAAAATCTGCGAACCCAAGGTATTTGCGTTAGAAACTCCGCAACTGGATTATTGTTTCCACGCAACGGGTTGTCGCTATCGGCTGCATACAAGGCTTCCATATAAGAATTAAGAACCGCGTTGGCGTCTTCAGGACCGCCGCCGCCACCATCATCGCCCCCGCCGCGACCTTGTAGATTCAAGTTTGCCACATCGCGATTTGCGTCCGCTCTTATCTGCGCGATGCGCTCTGCCGATTCGCGATCAGCATCCATCGCCCTCTGCGTCATCCGCGCTTGGCCGACTCCACCTAACGCGGCTCCCAGTGCGCCGAGGATATTGCCGCCCGTGCTCGTTGCCGTGTCCGCTTGTGCAACCTCCGCAGGCCCACCCAGGAATGCCGCAATCGCGTTATTGACGCGCTGCTCTTGGTTTGCGCGCCTATTTGCTTTGTCCTGCGCGCGGCTTTGCATCATGCCACCCACGCCCTGTCCGAGTATGCCCAACGCGCTGAGTAGCTCAGGATTGTCACCCAACATACTCAAGATGCTGCGTATTCTGCTTTGCCCCTCTTCGGTTGTGGGCTCCTGTCCTGTGGGCGCTTGCCCCGTTACTGACTGCGGCGCTGGGTTGGTTGTCACTGCGCTGACTCTATCTGTGTCAGAGTTATCGCCCTGTACGGGATCTGGACGCCTTGCGGGAGGGACTTCTGACCCAACCAAGCCCTGTTCGCGCAGCCTCCTGTCCAACTCGTCCAATTGGTCATTGGACATCTGGAAGATGTTATCTGAGGGGGGCACCACGCTCCGTGGGGGCGTTGACCTGTCTATGGCATCTAAGTCACTATTGGACATTTGAAAGATGTTGCCTGCAGGGCTTACGGTCCCAACGCCGCTCGATACATCGGGAGCACCTTGAGGTATTCTGTTCGGGTCAAAGAGACCACGACCCGTCAGTATGTCCCTACCTTCCCTTGTCAGTAGGTCTGCGCCCGTGCGCTGCAAGTCGTAATCAAACGTCTCTATAGGCCCACCCACTGCGCTGTCAGCAGCCGCAGACCCATAGCCACTACCCACCCTATTGCGCTCTCTGGCAGCAGCGTCCACGGCGTCCAGTGCGCCACCACTCTGCGCGACGCTTCTCGTTGCTAGCAGGGAGGTCTGTGGGTCATTGGGGTTATACCGCAACTGCTCATCCGTTGGGCCTGTGCCATACAGGAAGTCGTATAACTCCATCCGCAGCGGGGAAGTGCCGCGATCTGCGCGCCGCAGGGACTCATACCTGCGCCGTACATTCTCTTCCTGTGTAGTGGGTTGGTATAGGCTTGGCGGACGTAAGCCTTCAATTAGCTCAAAGTCCAACATCCCACTAAGTTTGGGGTCGTAGAATCTAAACTTGCTCATTATCTACCTGTTGTTTAATCCAGCATGAAGCTACTGCGAAGGTTTCTTTCAGGTGCGCTTAACATCTGCGTGCTTGACGTCTTAGGCGAAACCCCGCCAAAGCGACCTGCGCCATACTGCACCGCAAGAGGCGCTAACTGTGCGAGTATGCTCAACCCGCGCGTGGCACCAGAGGGTGTAGCGGCAACGCGCGCTTGACCTGGAGAGGTGCGGCGGAAGGAAGCAATTGCATCCAGCATAGCCTGCTCTTCCTCTTGACGCTTACGCGCCTTGTCCATGTCGCTTTGTGCGCTGCGGCCAGCCAAATAGTTTAGTCCTTGACCAACGCCCGTTGAGATGAGTGCTACTGTGAGTGGATCCATCATAATCCTCTTAGGTTTGCCAAGTCGGCTATGAGGTTTTGATATGCGCCAAGGTTGGGAAACCCAAAGGGAATCGCATTGCCCTGCATATCCCTGCGCTGCGTGTTGACTCTGGTCAGAATGTCCTCCAGTTGTGCGGGTGTAAGCGCTGTCTGGTCAGGGTTTATGGGGTCAACGGGGTTAGTGGGCGTAGAATTGAAATTAGCCGCAGATGGGCGCTGGAATAAGCTATTCAACAAAGCTCCTGCATTGGTTGATGACCCACTGAGCATATTGGCGATAGTTTGATTTATTTGGTTGCGCTGATCCTCTGGCACAGCCTGCGCGAGCGCGATAAACTGACCGATGTTGCGCTCATCAATGAGGCTGGACGCGTCACGGTTTGCTATGTTAGCCGCTTCCAACTGTGACGGCATTAGCTGGTTGGCAAAGTTGACCTGTTGGTTAGTCAGCAGGCTCTCTAATGTCTGCCTATCGCCAAACTGCCCCGTAGCAAGATTCTGTTGGAGTAGGTTGTTGGCAGTGGTTTGATCCATCACGCCTTGGTTGACCAGCTCCTGCAAGGCAGTAGCATTCGTTCCCTGTTGCTGTAAACTGCCGATGTTACCTTGGTTGACTAACGTCTGTAGCAGCCTATCGTTTGTCCCTTGCGTGCCGATCTGTGAGATAGCCTGCTGACCGAGAATCCGCTGCAGCGCCTCCGCATTTGTGCCCTGCTGCTGCAATCCCTCAACGTTGCCCTGATTGACAAGAGCCTGTAGCAGCCTATCGCTCGTGCCTTGTGCGCCAATCTGAGAGAGGGCCTGCTGACCTAAGATGCGCTGTAGCGCTTGCTGGTTGGTACCCTGCTGCGAGAGTTGGCCCAATGCGCCTTGGTTGATTAGATCCTGCAAGAGGCGCTGGTTGGTGCCCTGTGCAGCCAACTGCGAGAGGGACTGTCTGCCTAAGATGTTTTGCAGAGCTTGGTCCGCTGTGCTCTGCGCGCCAATCTGGTCCAGCCTATTTTGCAACTCAGCCGTAAACTGACCCTCACCCACGCGCGCTTGACGCACACCCTCTTCAAACTGTTCGCGATCTGTCACGCCGCCCTGTAGCAGTTGACGTGACGTTACGCGATCCGCCAAGTCCTGCTGCGCTTGCAACTGACGCAATCCAAGGTCAGCAGCAAAGCGCTCATCAGCACTTAAGCGCGCGACATCAGCAAGCTGTCTATCCGCTATACCAAACTGCTGATCTACATTGAGGCGTTGGGCATCTAAGTCTGCGGCTTGGTTAGCGAGGGCCCCGCGCAGGTCTTGATCGCGCGCTGTTAAGCCTGCATTCATGGCAGCGATCTGGCCTTGAAGCGAAGATGCTTGATTGGAAAGGCCAGCGGTCAGGTCTTGATCACGTCCCGTTAAGAGCGCCTCAAGGTTGAGCCTCTGTGCGTCTAATCCTGCCGCTTGATTAGCAAGGGCAACATCAGAATCCTGCTGGCGTCCTGTGAGTATGGCATCTAAGTTCGCGCGCTGTGCGTCGAGGTCTGCCTGTTGGTTGGCAAGTGCAGTGAGGCGATCCTGCTCGCGTCCACGCAAGCGCGCGTCTGCCTGCGATTCCTGCGCGCGTAAGTTGGCAAGCTGATTTAGTTCGCCTTCGGTTAGGTCTTGCGCGCGTGCAGCGAGGTTCTGCGTCTCGTTGAACTGCTGCGCTTCCAAATTAGCGCGCTGGTTAGCTAAAGCGATATCTGCATCTTGAGCACGTCCCGCAAGCGTGGCATCAAGATTCATGCCTTGCGCCTCTAAGTTCGCACGTTGATTTGCAAGAGCGATATCTGCATCCTGTGCGCGCCCTGCTATCATAGCGTCAAGGTTCATGCCCTGCGCTTCTAAGTTTGCGCGCTGGTTAGCAAGAGCTACATCAGCGTCCTGCTGCCTGCCAGACAGAATGGTTTCTAAGTTTAGACGCTGCGCATCCAAATTCGCCAACTGATTCGACTGCTCTGCGGTTAAGTCCTGTGCGCGGCCTGCAATATTTGCGTCTAAATTAGCGCGCTGTGCGTCTAAATTAGCTTGCTGGTTTGCGAGAGCGGTCAATCGATCTTGCTCGCGTCCGCGTAAGAAGGCGTCAGCAGTTGACTCCTGTGCGCGTAGGTTAGCTAATTGGTTGAGTTCTGCAGCGGACAGATCCTGCGCTCTGGCTGATAAGGCCTGCTGTTCGTTGAAGCGTTGCGCATCAAGGTTGGCCTGCTGGTTCGCAAGCGCAGCACTAAGATCCTGCCCACGCGCGCCCAGCACTGCTTCCAAGTTGCTTTGGCCTGCCGTGAGATCTTGTCCGCGCGCCTGCAACCTTTGCGCATCGCCCGTTATGCCGCGACTTGACGCTAGCCCTGCTAGGTCTATAGCAGCTTGCAGGGCTGGGTCATTCTGACTTAGGGCATACCCTTGAGCCAAGGCATTCAATCGATCTCTGCGTAGGTTTTGGTTGCCCTCCTCAAACACATCCACCGTGTTGCCCGACTGCAGCACGCCCAGCCTATTCAACTGTGCTATGTCACGCTCACGTTGACGCGATGCTGTGTTCTCCAAGTCTGCCAGCAGTGCAGCTGTCTGCGGATTGCCTGCGCCACCCATGGCGTTAGCATTCTCTATCCGACCAAGGAGTAGATTGCCAAATTGGGTCTCAAAGTCAGATGCGCCTGCCGTGGGGGCGAACTCACCCAAAGCGATGCGCTCATTCATGGCATTGAGCGCTGCATTCTGCGCCTGCACATTGCTGTTGTAGTTATTGAGTGCGATGTTCTGCGCTGACATGGTGGGATCATACGCAGCTAATGACTGATCCTGCGATGTAACATTGGGATTAAGTGCATTTAAACCGATGGTATAAGCAGTAGCATTAGGGTTAATTGCCGCTAATGACTGATCTTGAGACGCTACATTGGGGTTAAGTGCAGCTAGGCTAGCGTCCTGCGATGTTACATTAGGGTCAAATGCATTTAGGCTGGCGTTCTGCGATGCTACCCCGCTATTGTAGTTTGCCAGCGCTATGTTATTAGCTGACATGGTGGGGTTAAATGCAGCGAGACTCTGAGACTGTGCCTGTATATTGGGATTAATCGCTGATAGCGATGCCTGCTGCGCTTGGGCATTGAAGTTTACAGGGTCGAGGTTGACATTCTGCGTGGCGATGGTAGGCGTGAAGCGATCAAGGCCAATCTCGCGCGAGGTAGCCGCAGGCAAGTTAAACTGCAGCCCTGCATTTGCTATATTGAAATCACGCAGGCCACTTATAGCGTTTTGTCCAAACGTCTCACCCCTACCTATAGCGCTCTGTATCATCTGCATCTGCTGCTCGCGCAATTCGCGATCCGATGCACCGCCCGTAGCGCGCGCAGCGGCGTCACTAGGGGCACCCGCGTTGGATAACGTCTCTACGGGAGCAACTGCAGTAGTCGTGGGTGCGGAGGCTACGCGCTCACCCTGCGTAGCTGCCACATTGGTCATCGTGGGCGCTGTTTGTGTGGGATTAGCATTTATGGACGCGCGCAGTGATGCGTTTTCCGCTTCCAGTTCCCGCGCGCGCTGCTCTGCTTGATATCTGGGGTCGCTGCCTAATAGGTTCCTGTAGTCATCTGAGCCTAAGAAGGTATTAACCTGGTTCTGTATCTCCTGCGGTAGGTCCATCGCGGTAAGGCCACTCTGACTGCGCCAATTACGAATACCTGCGCCCCTAAAAGCCATAGGGTCGCGGCGTATAGCAGCCATCAACTCCTCACCTGCATCAACTTGCCCGAAAAAGCTATCCAATGCTCCACCGCCCGCTGCAGGAGCAACCACGTTAGTGGGTGGAGTGCTTGTGTCTCCACCACCTGCAGGGGTTATACCGCCCATCATGTCCCTAGCTGCCCGACCAGAGCTTGCAAGGGCATCGCTTGCATTGGGTGGGGGCGGTGACGCAGGGGGTGGTGTGGGTGGAGGAGGGGGTGGTGTGGTTACAGTAGTGAGACTAGTTGGACCCACGCCCGTATCAGGCCCGCTCGCTACGTTGTTGGTTAGGAAAGGGCGATCAGGTCCAACGCCCATCGTAGGGTTGCTGTTGGGACCAAAGGGACCCGTGACACCTTCGGGAAACCCCACTAATGGCTCTCCCGTTCCTGCTGGAGGCGCTCCCATGGGCGCACTGGTATTAGCAGGAGGGGCACTCATGGGCCTGCCCCCAAATAAGCCTTGATCTGCCTCTAGAAAAAATTGATCAAACATACTGCGGGGTTGCGTAGTCCTTCTACGTATGCCACCACCTCCGCCTGCATAGCTTCTGCTTATAGCCATTAGCTGTTCCGTGCCCTACGGCGCTTGCGTCCGATTGGTTTGTATTGTAAGTGTATCCGTCTGAAAGTGCCGACCTGATTGGTGCCACCGTTTGAGTATTTGAGACTGCTGTGTGGATCATACCCCGCTAAGTCGGTGTCCCTGCCGATCATGCGCGTTGTGCCCAAGATGCCTGCTCCCAACGCATCAGCGCCCAACACAAATGAGTTGCTTTTGAGAGACAGTTGTTCCGTTGTGCCGATGAGACCCGATGAGTCTTGCGTTACACTCGCGTAGTAGTCCCCCGCCCCGTCAAAGTATGTGCGCGCATAGAGCCAACGCAGGCGCACATCAGAGCCAAAGGGTGCAGGCGATCCTGTAGTGAACGACCAAGAGATCGCGGAGCCATTGTCATTAGTGCCCGTCTCCATATCGTATAGGATGCCATCAAAGCCGCCCGCGTGCGGTTTACCCGACACAAGCCCCGTGCAGGCCCTTCCTGCTGTATATTCCCACGGTCCAGACCAACAATTGTAGCGCGTATTGTACGCGACTATGTGGTTGGGCTTAGTTTGCCCCGTGCCGTAGGGTAGGAAAAACCACACCTCATTAGCATCTGGATAGCGAATGGCAAATGCGTTGGATAGGGCAGATGTGTTGATCTCAGGCCAATAGCCATCATCTAACTGATAACTGATCTTTGTTACCTGCGCTCCGCCTGACCACGAGTAGATGCCGTCATCTTGCAGGAATAACTGCACATCAGCGGGCAATGATACGGTGCTTAAACCATTCACGCCTGCTTCTACCGTCCTCTGCTGGCGATGGTAGGGTATGGTCGTATTGCCTGTGGGAATCAGCGTGGAGATGCCATCGCGCGTATGCACGATCAGCGCATTCTGTGCGGGAACGAGAGCGGTGATCTCGGCTTGGAAGTTGTAGAATGACGTAGCGCCCCATGTCTCTATGTCCCCTATATCAGAATACCAGAGTTGTGAGGTATTGGCGTTGGTGTTAGCCATCCACAGCCTATTGTCATACCACGCCATGTGTTCCGCTGTAGTAAATCGACTGTCCACATCCAATGCAGTTGCGTTGCCCGTGCCTGCCCACTTCCACGGCGCATCTACGCCATTGGTGGCAACCAGCGTGCCGTTACAGTTGGCACTCTCGAATGTGTTTGTGTCACCAGCGGTTATGGTTAAGGAGCCTGTAATTGCACTCCATCCACTATTGTAGTAATACAGCGCTGATCCAGCAGCTATAACTACATAGGTAGTGGATGCGTTCGGCTTAAACTCCGCGCATAGAGTGACTGTGGGAGTTCCAGCCAGCGCAGAGGCACTCTGGTAGGAGGCGGTTCCAGCGCGCGTTACCACTTGACCAGAACTCCCAATGCGCATATTCCACATATCCGACAAGCCCTTTGGGCCAACATCCTCTACAGCATTACTGTATAGGACACCGTCCGTCCAAGGGCCATATTGTACTGTGTCGGCTTGTATCGCCATTATTGTAGCGATCCCTCCTCAATGCGGAAGTTTAGTCGAAAACGTGCATCTCTGCGGCGCAGTCTGTAGTCCCTGTTTCCCGCCATGCGTCCATTGATCTCTTTAGCCTGCCTGACATACCGCTCCATCTCGCTACCATTCAAGCGCGCGCTGGTATCGTCTCCATACTCGACCATGATGCCAGCGGCTGCGCCCATGTATAAGGCGTGGTGTAGTAGTAGAGGTATGCCGTGATCCTGCAGCAGATCATCGGTGTCGTTTGCGGAAGTTAGTTCGGGGAAGGTTTTGTAATAGCGATACTTGATAGTCTCGCCTGATGTGTCGGGCGTAGGGTGCAATTCCAAAATAGGTGCGCCCGTAGATGCGTCTGTGCCCGCTACATAGACCCAAGCAGCGTCACCTGTGCGTGATTGATCGGGGTCATCCGCATCTATCTCACTGCTGCCCACGATTAGCAAGGGGCGGTCATTGGTTTCATCGCGCACAGATAGGAGATGCTGCACATTACTTGCCAGCACGTACTCACGTTGAGAGGCTACTGTGGTAATCGACGCCTCTTCGTACATCCACCACCACGTTGCGCGCGCAGCGATGTCCTGCAGGGTTGCGTTGACATAGACGCGCGCCTGTGAGCGGTATTCGGAGTTGGTCTCCGTGAGACCCGCGCGCTGTATGGCGCGGTCCAACACATCGTTTAGTAGCATTCGTTACATTTGGGCCTGCGTTGCCATATCCGCAGCGGGACCGCCTAACGAGCGAGCCTGTGCAGTGAGCCCCTTGCGCCAATCGCGGAGAAACTTCTCCACAGCAGCAGGGCCTTTTTCGGTAACGCTTTCGGGGATGGGAGTCTCGTAGCCCTCCACTTGCAGGCAATCGCCAACCTGGGTAGCAACGAGACGAGCATTTGAGTTTGTAACTGATGACGTTTGCGGTGAGCCCTCACCGACCTCTTCGACTTCGCCGCGCTCCATCTGTGCGACCTTAGACGCCAGTGACTTAATCATCTCAGCCATCTGTTCAGGGCTCATGCCCTCAACTTCTGGTGCTTTGTTTTGTGCTGTATTTTTAGCCATTGCATTGCCTCCCTAAATGCGGTGAGGTGGAGTGCCTGCCGTGCGCCCCACCTCACTCACAGTGTGTTTAGATGACCCCGTCAAAAACGAAAGGGTTATCAATCTCAATTTCCGCCAAGCCTGACGAAGGCGTGCCAATAGCTGAGGCCGACTTGGCTCCAACGATGACATCACCCGCGACAACAGCGTCATCAACGCTGCCTGCGGTAGACGTGGCGTAGACATCTGCGCCATCCGCAAACGAGGCGAGCACTTTGGCTACAGCCTTGCCACGGATCTGATACCAGCCATACTGGTTGGCAACATTGGCGCTCATGGCGACAGCCACGGGGCCTTTGGCGTCAGCAGCTAGCAGAGCCGTGGAGTGATCGTCACGATTGAACGTGACAACCGACCCAACGGCGGTGCTTGCTACGCCTTTGAGGTAAATAAATTCACCAGCGCCGTAATCCGTGGAGTAATCACAGTCCTTAGCCTGCATCGTTACACCAAGCGGAAAATTGGCGGTGGTGCTAGTTGCATCAATAGCCTGCGCGCCTCCGATATACCCAGGCTGTATACGCTTCCAAGTAGCCATTGTTAACTATTCCTATCTGTTAGGGTTTAGGAGGACGTGAGGTTGTAAATGACGCCCTGACGGCGGCGATTGTTGCTGGTCAATTGCGAACAAAGGACCACGAAACTCGTGCGAGCTAGCTGGTTGGCAGGTTCGCGGAACGGGGTCTTCGCAAAATTGAGCCCCTCTTGAACCTTGAACTTGAGATACTTGCTTTGGAGCATGTACATCAAGCCACTACCGCAGTCGCGATCCATGATGAGTTCCGCGTTGCGATACATGGGGTTGGTGCCGTCAAGCTCGTTGGCATCGCCGCCCGTCAAGCGCAGATACGTGCCGCCTTCAAAAAGCGATTCGTAGTCTCCGCCAAGAGCGAAGGTCGTGATGATCGTGTCAACCTTGTCATTGCCTTCGGAGACTTCGTTATACAGGTTCTTCATACGGATCAAACCTTCAAACGTGTCACCGCTGGCCGTCAGGAAAGACGTGTCAGACGTGGCGTTCTCGCGCTTGTTGTCCCACCACGTTTCCGTGCCAGAGTTGATGCCACCGATGGTAGCACCAGCCGAGGTTGAGACGATGTCGGGCAAGCCGATGATCGCCTTACCACTCTGAGCCGTGTGCAACGCAGAGTTGACTGTGTCAAAGTGCGTGGTCATAGCGCGGCGCGTCTTGCTCTCCAGCAACTTGACGGCGCTGTCGCTTTTGCGGCTTTCCTTTTCTTCGGTCATGCTGATCGTGATGGGGGTAGCCAAGTAGCGCCAGTTGTAAAACGCTGCCGTTACGCCATCCGTAGCATCCGTATTGAGGGTGTCATAGCCGTCAAACCACTGCGAGGTGTCGAGGGCATACATCAAGTCCTCTTGGATTTCCTTGCCGCCGACTTCGGTTTCAAGGATGCCGCTTTTGCGGAATTTGTCGACGGTGGGAAAGCTGTCGCTGATATTGTCCGTGAGACGCTTGCGCTTTGCGCGCATAGATAGCGTCCAAGCCTCGTCCCACGTTTCGTTGGTAGTAGAAGCTGCCATTTATGGTTCTCTTTTGTGTTTAGTCAAAACCGAGTGATTTCATCGCTGCCATTAGATCAGCGTCTGTGTCCACGCGCGCTCCATCCGTGGTAGCGCGTGCACTGCCAGAACTCGCTGTCCGCTTAGCTTGAGACTTTACTGTGCGATCCGTCTCCCGCGCCGCTTCTAGCTGTTGAGCCGTCTTGCCTGTGATGCTTTCAAACGCCTCTTTGACCGTACTGCCTTGGTCAACAAGCGCTTTCATGGCAAACATCTGACGCTCATTGAGGTTGTCTACCTCATTGCCATACGCTTCGCGCACCTCTGCAATCTGACTCATTCGCTGCTGCACCTGCTGCTGTTGCAGATACTGCGCGAACGCTTGATTGCCTTGGTTTGCTTGCTCTAACTGATTTCGCAGTTGGTTGATCTGCTCCAGCATCGGTGCTGACTGCTGCTGGAAGAGCGTATTAACCACCTCAAGACCGCGCTTTTCATCGTCATCCAAATATTGGCTGATCTTATCAACGGGAGATGGCTCCTGTTGAGGCTGTTGATACATCTGCTGTATCTGCGTTATAGCCTGCAGATATTGCTGACGCTCTTCTGCCGCGCGGGTCTGTTCTTCTCTGGCCTGCTGTTGAGCCTGCGTGTAGCTGGATTGGAAGTTCTTAGCCAACTGCGCCACTGGCTTATACTGATCGGGTAGCGAGTCCGAATTTACGCGCAACCAATCAACCGTATTCGGGTCAAATTCTGCGCTTGCTGTATCCGCCTCGGAGTGTCCGCTTTGTGCTTGGGTGTCTTCACTGCGAGTGTCCCTTGCTAGATCGGCACCCAAATCGGGTGTGGAATCTGCTTCAGGAGTCGAGGAAGGTGCATCGTCTACACTGACGGAGTCCTCTGACATGATTTCGCTCATTGTATAGGTTGCCTCCTAATGGGTTTACATCCGTGCATCCTGTGGACGTTCTGTCCAAGATGCTCTATCTGGCCCTACTGTCGGCTCTTCTCTTCGTTTAGAGCGACTGCCTCCAATTGGGTCGTTCGTTTCTATCAGATTGTGCTCTTTTAAGTATTTCTTCTTCTCTTCGTAGGTATTGAAAACGCGACCCACTGCAGGCTGCCAAACGCCATACATGGACGCTGCGCTCGTGATCTGGCCCAATCGTTTCACCCCCGCAAAGTGCTGGGTGCTAGCGTGCGCTCCACACTTACCGCACTCGCGCACCTTGGGCAGTTTGTTTATGGAGAAGTACAGATCTTTCTCTATGTGCCCGCAGGCATCACACGAGTAATCGTATATTGGCATATATTTAGTTTTGGTCAGGGTCCGCTGCGGATACGGCCTGCGATACACGTTGAGCGTTGGATCGCACGGTGCTCTCTATAGCCTGCACCTGGCCGTTTATGTCGTTGACTGATGGGACGGCTTTTGCTGTTCCGCCACCTGCGCGCGCGCCCTGTTGCAAGAATTGCTGGTGCTGCTGCATATGCACCTGCATAATTTGCTGGAACTGCTGCACGGCTTGTGGGTTGACCTGCATGGCCTGCTGCAGGAATTGCGTGACGGCTGGATCTTGCTGTGCTTGCTGGTGCGCTTGCAGTTCGGCTTGATGGTCATCGGTAGGTAGCACTCCAGGATCTTGTAAGCGCGCTGCCATAAACTGGTTTTCTAACTGCGCCTTGCGCACGGACGTAGCGCGCTCACCTTGTCCAATCAGCTTGTCGGGATCGCTTACCTTGAAAGTGCGCAGGACCATCTTGATCAACTCCATCTGATTGACTTCTGGCCTGTTTGCCAGTGTGTTAACCAGAGCGAGCGTATCCTCGCGCTCCATCTGCTCAAAGAGGGGGCGCATAGAGTTGGCTTCGATGTTTATCCGAAATGGCACCTTAAGTATGTCCGACTCAATGACCTGCTGATAGCGCTGATCACCTACACTCACCTCAACGATAAACTCTTCGGGTGTGTATCGTGGATCCGACATAATGCGCAGCGTGTTGTGCGCGATAGTCTCATAGGCTTGAGAGACGCTGTCCTGCAACCACTCGCGATTTAACTGACCAAAAGACGCGACCAGCGAACTCTGCGTAGCTGTCATCTTGCCAGATCCAGCAAGCGCTACGCCTGAGACATTGAGGATGCTCTCCTCTTCCTCTTTAGCCGAGCGGTCTATAAGCAGTTGGTCTTGTGGGACGTTGCCCATCTGCATCTCGCGAAAGGCATTGTTTACATCGTTGACCCACAAGATCGTGCCATCTTTGGCGTCTTCAATCTGCTCTGCAACGACCTCGTTTTCATCGCGCTCCGATTTTTGTCCCAGCAACAAGCGCGGGTAGCGCTTGAGCAAGTCTGCGCGGCGCGAGATGCTTTCCACTTGGATCTTCTGCTGATCTTCCACGTAGCCCATCATAGGCAGGCCCATCGGGCCGTCCGTGCCATCGTGCAGGTCAAACTGGATTGGGTGATACGGGAACCCGCCTTTGACTAACCATGCGCCCGTGGGCACCATCTCCCCCGTCATAAGGGGCTCGCCCGTGATGGGGTCGGGAATAGTGATGGCGTCCATCTCCAAGAAGGGATGGTCAATCTCTTCTACAGGCTCATCGATGCCACGCGCGAACGTAACGCGCTTGCCATGTATGCGATCATGCACCTCCGTCAGCATCACCATCTCGCCATTTTCTTGGGCTTCGGTGTATGCCTCGCGCTCATCCTGCGTCATAGGTGACTCTTGCAGGTTATTGAGCATCTCATCGCGATCCTCACGCACAATCGGCTTAATCTTATTCTTGAATCGATCAAAGCGCGGATCCTTGCGCACAAACTCTAGCGGCACAATCATGTCTTCCATGATGTAGCGCGCCTCGTGCAGCTTGTGTGGAGGTGTTAATGGGTCGATGTAGACATTAAAGGGCGATACGCGACGCACGGACACCATGTCGTTAGCCATTGTGTCTGACGTGACATAAGGTGCGATGATGTCGTTATTGCCCGCAGGATTGTAGTCAAATTTTAGCCAACCCAAATAGCAATACAATGCGTCAAAGAGCGCCTGTTGCACTTCGGGACGCACATCCATGACGCGGTTGGCTGCGTTAGCCGTTGATGCGATGATTTCAGCATGATCACGCACTACAGGGTTATCCACAGAGGCCATAATGTGTGGATAGCGAAAAGAGATAGACGCTAAAAGCTGGCGCGTCAGCGGGTAAAAGCGGGAGATGCGCACTACCTCATCAACGCCCAAGTGCTCATACTCCATGCGATACGCTTTTAGCAGCCTGCGCCAAACGCGATGCTTGGGTGCCATGTAGCGTTTAGCGATCTCTCGCTCGCGCTTCCACTTTTGTATCTCTTTTTCTTGCATTTTTCCCTAATTGACCCAGCAAGGGTCCTCGTGGTCTAAACTCAGGCGGCGTATCGCGAGCCGCGCTTCTTCTTCTTGAGGGAGCCGATGACATTTGCACCCAGCTTATGATCTTTGTTGCGTGGTTTCTTTTGCTCACTCGCCTTATACGCATACATCATCAGGTAGCGCAGAGCATCTGCTGCGTGATCTTCACTCTTGGTATCCACGTCTTCTGGATTGCGCCGATCCCTTGGCAGGCTTGGCATGGTGCGGCATAGATTTTCAGTCCAACCAGAAAACGCATACACGCGTTGTTTAAGCAGTGCGTCATTAACTACTCGCCATCCAGCTATGCGCTCGTTAGCGCCACGCGTCAAATACAGGCCGTTTTGTCGGAAGATGTCGGCAGGAGAGTTATTGATCACTTCGCTTAAGCGCCTGCGCACAAACATGCTGGGGTCGCAGACGATGATGCTGGGCCTGCGTCCACCCGTAAAAGGGCAGGTCTCTATAAGCTTGTTAATCTCATAGGCGTGCTGAGATGCTGTAGCGTTGCCTTGGTAGTATTCAGAGATGACGTATAGATTACCGTCGTAGTCTGTAGTCGCTAGCAAAAACGCGCTAGGGGAACTTTCACCGTAGTCTAGCGCGCCAATAAGAGGCCAGTGTTCTGGGATCTCAAATGAGGGAACCTGAACGTCTTTGGTCCACAGAGAAAAGTAAGCACCAACGATGCTGTCCCAATCTCCTTCAAGCCACGCTTTGACAAGATCAGGATCTCCAACCTCACGCAGGCGATCCACGTAGTCGGGATCATTCCGCATGAGGATCTTGTTGTCCTGCACGCGCGCGGGGATAAACATCCGCGTTGCGCCATTATCGCCGTGTATCAGCGTGCGCGGGGGACCTGCCGTGATGAAGTACTGCTTGACTGCGTCATGGCCTACGCCACCTGGGTTTGCCGTGCAGCGGAAACGCTTGCGTTTGGCAGGGCCGCGTAGGCGCGACTTCATCATTTGGTAAAACTTGAGATCTGACCAGTTGGTAAGTTCATCGAATCCTACCCATGACAGGGACCACCCTTGGTAGCGCGGGAAGTCAAGCTCATTTTCCGCGTGGCGCAGGCGTAGGATTGCGCCTGTCTTAAAGTGCCACTCGTGCGCGCCAACCTTATACTCGCCGCCTAACTGCGGGTAGAACTCGTGCGTCTGAGCAATAATATCATCCAACTCAGGGTAGGAACGGCGAAAGAGCACGCCTACCCAGTCAGATCCCTGGTCAATATCTGCGGCAAAATCTCCGATAAGCCATGCAGTCTTAGCCTCCCCCCGCTGCGCCGCCATATAGGAGCTCGTCCACAAACCCCGCTGTGCGGATGGCCTCTTCCTGAGGGCCAGCTTGTGGTGTCCATACGACAGGCGTGGGGCTCGCTATGCTCATTTGCTCTTTTTCTTACGCGCTACAGCGGCGTTATCCACTAAGTTGGGATAAGGGCGTCCTGCTTTTTTAGCGCGCGCTTTGGCGGCGGCTTTCTGTTTAGGCGTTAGCTTCGACCGCTTCGACTTGGGCTTGGGGTTCGCCTTTTCCCAGAAGGGCTTTTTTGCCATTGGTCTCCTCCCAATCAGCATCGACTGCCTGCTGCGCTAGTTTATTCTGCTCCAACCACTCTTCGTATGAATCGGGGCGAGGTGGGATGGCTACAGACACATTCCCTTTGTGCTCCACCTCTACGTGCACCTTGTGATCACCCACTTCCTCGCGTATTTCGCGTAAGACCTTGATTTTAAGATCTACGCGCTTGTCCTCAATCGAATCGTAGAGGTCCGTTAAGCGTTGTATGCGCGTACGACGCATAGCCATCGGGAGGTCGTTAAAGTTGTCCTTTACACGCGCTAATTCTTGGGAGACGTATTCTTTAAAAGGCTCAGAGCGCAGAAACCACTTAGTGACGGTGTCTTCCTTTACGCCGACCTTCTTTGCGATGTAGCTCTTGTGCGTCTTTTGCTTGCGCGCAAAGGTGTCGAGGACGTAGAGGTCCGCCGCTTGCTTTTGCTGTTCCGTGAGTTCTGTGCGTTTTTGTGGGGGCATAATAGATACGGTTAGATATACACCTAAATAATTTAAAGAGCGCGTGTAGTGAATCAAGGGGTCTTTTGTCACCGTTTCTTTTGTAAGTTGCTCTATTGCAACGATTTACAGTAGCTAAAATTGCGGGATTTACGTATATAAAGGCACCCCCTGATCGGTTCTTTCCCGCGATTTTCGTTTATGTTAATCATTGCGGCACAGGTATTTACGGAAGAAAGTGTGACAAATAACCCCTTGCATTATTACACGCGTTTGTTATCTTTATGGGGTATTCGTAATTCTTCGCGCGGGTTGGCAATAGGCAAACGACTTTGGCCGCGCGAGGGTGTAGTGCTCCTACCAAAGGGTCCAGCATAAGAGCAGCCGTGGCATAACGGGATGAGCGGCAAGACTGGTGAGGCTGGTGTCAGAGCCAAGATAACAAGTGGATCCCCGATCGCAGTGGACACCTCGCTGCGTGCGCCGACGATCACCGCTGTCCGAATGGGCTGATCGCGCAGAGATGACCACCTTTTGCTTGCTTTAGGGCGGGTAAGGGTTGGACCTCTCTGCGCCTCCTCCTTCCGCGAACCGATGGGCTGTACGCGCAGTACGCGCTAGTAAGCGCTTAGTGCGCGAGAGGGGGGTTTTAGAGTGGGCGAGATATGGGGGCGAGTATATGCGCATTCCCACTCCACTGCGGGGGGCGGGTCGCTTCACCTGCTCAAATGAGCACTAAAACCAGCTTAATCAATCGCAATTAAGCCTAAAATCGCTTTAATCGCATCCTGTTAAGCTGCTAAAGCTGGCATATCGCCCACAAGCGCCCATAACGCCCCTTAGACGCCCTATCGCCATTTACAGCCATATTGAGCGCCATAGAGCGCCTGGACGCCTTAGAAGCGATTACAGCGCCTTATACGCGCACTTGTGCCAATAGGCGCACATGGCGCTATATATGCGCGTATCGTCTTACTATCCATAATGGGAATTATCGTTAGTATAAAAATAGGCGTATGAGGGCGCGCGTACATGCAGCCCTGAGCGCCCCTAAGCGCGCGTATGCGCTGAACGCGCGCGTATCTATATAGGCAGCGGATTGATTAGCTTAGGATCGGTAACGCTATCCCAGCGCGCATACAGCGCACATTGCGCGCGCATAGCGCAGCAGCAGCAGCAGCGCACAAGCTCGCGCAGCGGGCACAAAAAAGCGCCCCTAGCCGAATGACTGGGGGCGCGCTTTGTTACTGCTGAATACTGCGTTTATACGTATGTAATTTCAACATCTGACAATGATATCTCCCAATATTCAAATAAATCTTTTATTTCGTCCCATATTTGTTGCCTAGTAACAGCATACATATAACCACGGCCAGCAGTGTGATACAAATCATTATCACTCTCTGCAGCACTGTTAAGCGCTTGTACTACATCCTTTTTATTACTTAGCTTTAATGTGTCTATTTCTACTTTGTCCACACTCGCGAATGCCCTATAAATAACCATTATTCGCCCTCTCTTTATACTTGGCTGCGTTTATTCGATATCTTGCCATGTGGCTTTGTGCGCCATGTCTAGCGCGTCCGCTGCAGCTATCGAGCGCACTTTGTATACCAAAGCGCCTGTTCGCTCGGCAACGCGTAATGTTGTCCCCTGATATCGTTGGCGCTTACGCGCTACTGCCTTGGCTGCTGACAATGTGCGCGCGTTTGTGTGTTCCCAAACGGGTAGCGCGCTTTCGCCCTCACACGTATAAAAGTCTGTCATTTTTCGCCCTCTCTAAACGTGTAAATTGTGGTTAATCCAGCTGCGCAAGTACTTGCGGCGCGCGCCTTGCTTTTTCGCGCGCTTGCGCTTATCTAAAAACACTAGCAGCCCAATCACGGCAAGCGCCAAGAGCTCTGTTTGAAGTATAGCGTCATCATATAGCCAATGTTCGTGCATCATTGATTTACACTCCCGTCAAAAAAAGCCTTTGCTTTGTTGGGCGCGCCATGGCCATAAATAGCAATGTCACGCGCGCCTGTACTCGTGCCCGCGCATAATTTACACTCCGCGCATGTGATGCCTTTAGTGCTATTGGGGCATAAGATTTCGCCCGTCTCTAGCTGCTCGCCATGCCTTAAAATACGAAACGTCCTATATCCTAAATCTTTCGCTTTTTCGCGCGTCTCGCCATTATTGACGTGGTCTATGCTAGCCATTAAAAGCGCGCTGTATTGCGTGTCTACTTTGTGCCATTGGTGCGTGTATCCCGTGTGACCTTTTGAGCTATCGACTAGCTCTGTAAGTTTGTCCATCGGTATAAATGCTGGGTCACCATATGCGCCCAAGCGCAGCGGCTTGTCAATCTTGGGCACGTCCTGCACAGGCTGCGCAGCATATGCTTTTTGAGGCGCGTTATAGCTGACAGGGTTAACATAGCATGAACCGCCTACACTGGCGCGCAGCGGGCAGTCACCACAGATGATACTGTCTTTCTTTTTCCTTATCGCATCGGTAGCAGTCATGCGCACAGGCAATATCGAAAGTTGCGCCATGTCGCCAGTTTTAACGTTTGCCGATTTAGTGCGCACACATGAAAGCGCGCCCATTCTATGTCCATCTGACCAAATCTTCATGTTATCCCCCTATGTAGAGCGCAATGGCTATTGAAGCGCCTGATATAAAAGCGCCAGCTATCGTGCTGTGCGTAACAATGCTATTTAATAGCGTGTGGTTTAGTTTGTACTCATAGCGCCCAGTATAGCGCCCGCGCGCGTCTCTAATGGGTGTCAATTCTCTTAGTCTCAACATTTTGCTATCCGCCTTTTTTGACGTTAAAAGGGCGCGCACTATACGAAGCGCGCGCCCTGAAGGATTTAGACTGCTATTAGTAGGGCCGCCGACAAAACAATAGGCGCCAAGAAAAAAAGCACGTCTATCCTATGCTCTCTTTTTAAGCGCGCTATTTTTCGCTCGTAGCGTTCGCGTCTTTCGTTTATTTCTTTTGCTGTCATTGTCATTTTGTCCACCTTTGCTTGTGTGCGCTGCATTGCGCTGTTGTTAAAAAGATAACGTGTGTTATCTTATCGCACAAGCTTTTTTTTTGCATGTAACGCACTTTTTTTGCGCAGCGCCCGCGCTATGCAAGCGCACTATAAAACGCGCCTATACACGCGCGCGCCCTTATAGAATCGCCCGCCCGCGCACACGCGCACACACGCGCACACACGCGCGCGCGTATAGAATGAGGTTGATTAGAGCTTAGATGCCCAAGTTGATTAGGGGGTATTTGCCCAGGAAACGAGCTTGATTAGAGCGAGGTTGCCCAGAGAATGAGCTTGATTGGGCGCTCTTTGCCCAATAAAAAAGCGCCATTAGCCATGGAAGGCTAACAGCGCGTAGGTACTGCCGCATAAACAGAACTATAAATATAAGCTGCGACTTATACTTTGTCTAGCTCTATATCCTGCTTTGGGACGGGAATTGTGCCATCTTTTGTTATGCTTAAGTAATATGTCATAGCCATGTGTATGTAGGTCGTGCGTGTAAGGCCCAGATTCTCCGCAGCGCTAGTCACCTTAGCCTTCATCTCAGGGGTCATCCGTATCATTACATGCTCTGTTCTATTCGCCATCGTCATCTTCCTTGACAGTGCCCATTTGTGCACCTATATTACCCACCAACCCTTTAGCGAGTAGCTGCTCGACAACTGCGCTCGCGATGCGATCAACAGGAGGCTCAACTTGTATATGCTTGTCAATATACTCTTTCACTGACAGTCGTATTATATCAGCAACACTGATACCCATTATGGCGCTCATGCGCTCTAAATCTTCGCGCACTTGTGGTGCAAATCGCACACCGATGGGCTCGCTTTTGTTTGGCATATCACACTCCCTTGTATGTTTTGACTCTCATAAAATAGTAACAGCGTGTTGCTTTGTCAAACGTATGTTATTGCGTGTTGTAAAATTAACACTTGCGTAAATCACCCAAAATGCCCACATTGTGAATTACGAATACACCAATAGTGGTGTTGTATTTGATTTGCTAATTTTGCATATTGGAGGCATGATGAGCATGGGAACACATGAATCAGAGCTATTTTGGGACCGACTCAGAGTAGCATACAACGCGTCAAATCATACGCATGAAACGCTAGCTGAAGCGGCTGGCGTATCACGTAATACAGTGCAGCGCTTGCTTGCAGGCGAATCAAATAGCGGCTTTGTCAAGACACTCACAGACATGACAAATGCGTTGGGCATCCCATTAAAAACGCTGTTTGATTATCAGGCACAAATAAACCATCGCATTGGCAAAATAGGCATATTAAGTATCGATCAGATGATCAACGAAATATATAGCGAGATTAGCGTTTCGGGATGCGATGAGCTTGCAAAATACGCACACCCTGACTACAAAGTATTCAATCCGAACTACAAAAAAAGTGTTAGTGATACGTATAATACTGCGCGTGAACGCGGTTATATAACGCTCGATGAAGAGCGTTTGATTAATACGCAAAACAATACCTTAAATGGTAGATTGATGCAAAAAGAGTTGCTTAAGTATTACAGTATCCCAGACTATCTTGTTGTCATCTTTGACTGCAAGACAATTTTAAAAAGCGATCCCAGCATAAAAACCATCTACGAAATAATAGAGCATGTAAAACTTGAACACCCCATTGAGTATTATAGCAAGGATACCGAACCTCCAAAAATAATAAAACGATATTGGAGTATAGTAGATAACAATAGCACCTTAGTATCCATATAAAAAAGAGCCCCACCTAAAGTAGGCAGGACTCTCAAATCGCAGTAGGCGCGTCACATCTTGGCCGATAGCGCGCTTACCTAAACACCCACAGGGGGTATCTGTATGCAAAGTTATAACTCTATTGAAGATAAGTCAACAAAGGTCTTCCGCCCTTGCAGTTCCTGCGAGGGTACTATGCGCCTTGTGGGTTCCCGCTCACAGCATGGCGTCTTCCAATTTTATAGCTGCCAAACGTGCCACGATGCGCTAGATCTGCGCCTGCTCGGTGACTCCCACAGGGAGGTCGCTGCATGAGACAGGATAACGATTCCGAGTATTGGTGGACTGTATCGCTGGCAATCATAGTCATCTCTCTCGCACTGCAATTCATCCCATAAGGAGGTCAAAGTGGACGACAACAAGATCGATCTACCCGAAGGCTCAACATCGCTCTATTTCCCCTTTCCGCCCAAAGTCGGCACAGGTAAAGGTGGTCGAGAGTGGTATTTGTGGAAATGCAAACCCGCAGGTCAAGACGGCAACGCGGACAATGTCTTCTTCCCGTCTGCACAGTTGCACACATCACTCTTGAGCGTAGCAGGTCCGATAGTGCAGGGCAGCAACGGACGCGAGCAATTTCAAAATGGCGGATTTGACGCGACCATCACGCGCACAGGCACTGGTAACGCATCGCGTTATGAGGTGACCGCTGGGCGGATGGAGGGCGCACCCGCGCCGCAGGCTCAAAGCTACGGACAACCACCACAACAACAGCAACCGCAGGCCAATGGAGCGGTGCCTGATGATGGCGTCCCCTCACCGTGGCAGATCGTGAGCACCTACGGATTTGCACTGAAAGAGGCGCGGCAACTGTGGGCCAATGAGGGCATCGATGTAACGCCCACGGAACTGCACGCCATCGCCACTTCTATGTTCATCACGTTGTGCCGAGAGGGCTCGTGGCGCAAAGTGCAGGCCATAGTAGCGCAGGAGACACCTCCCGCGCCGCAGGAGGAGAAACTCGTGCAGATGCCTGCACAGCAACCCGCCAATGTGGGCGATGACCTGCCCTTCTAGTTATGCAGATATGGCGCGAGTTGGAGCGAGTAGCAGATCACCACGGGTTGGCCGTGGAGCAGGTGCGTGACGTGTTGTGTGACGCATTGTGCGAGGGTGCGAAGGTTGGGTGGGGTGCTGCTGAGTATCAAGCTGTAGCGCCATCGGGTGAGTTAACGCTCACGCAAAATGGTAAAGTCGTGGATCCCGCGCTACTCCCCTTGCGCGGGGTCTACGCAACCAGAGCGATGCTGTATGAGCGATTGGCGGAGTTAGTAGCAAGGAGAGACGCGGATGCCAGCGAAGAGATGTAATTACAAGGGCATTACCTACGACTCCAAAGCAGAGGCAGGCTATCACTTGGAGTTGCTCGCGCGCAAAAAGCGCGGTGAGATCGGTGAGATTGAACTACAGCCTTCGTGGGATCTCTACGGGGTTGAGTTTGCTGGCATACTGGACCCAAAGGAGATCGCGCGGGCAGTGCGCGTAGGTAAATACACAGCGGATTTTCGCTACTACGATACGCGTCAAGAGGAGTGGATTGTAGTGGATATCAAGGGGCAAGTGCCCAAGACGGTCACGCGCAGAGATGGGACAAAGCGCAGGATTGCGGGAGGTAAAGGCTGGACGGCTTTCCGCCTGCGCTGCGAACTACTCAAAGCCAACTACGGGATAGACGTGCAGGTAGTTGAGGGAGCGCCCTACACGCGCTTAGCTACGGAGTTGGGCATCAAATGATAGATGAAGCGATACATAACGAGTTCTGGAGTGTGACGCTCTGCACGCACATCAGCGATGAAGCGAAACATTGCTGGATAGCGGAAATAGAGATGCCACACAGGACAATACATGGACGGTTCGACACGTTTGAAGAGGCGAAAAAATGGTTGGAAAAATGCACAAAGAGCAACAGCAAAACCTCTACGACCACCTCGTGAATCTCGCCAATGAGGCGCACGATAACGTAGCAAGGCCAGAGGCGAGCACAATGCGCCACTCACGGTATGGCAGTCATGGGTCGTATACGGGGACACTGAGATACCTAATGCACCACAATTGGATACGCAAAATCAAAGGCGATGCACATCACGCGTATAAGATCGTCCGATGATTAGCCTGCAAAAGTTTGAGGGCAGCAACCCCATAAACCAATACATGACCCAGCAGCAGCAAGAGATCATGCGACTAGAAAAAGACAATCAGCGCTTGGGCAATCTCCTGCGCGAGGTGCGCCACGAACTGCGCCTGCGTGAGATAGAGTTAGCGCACTGGCGTGATCGCGCCGTGCGCGCGGAGAGCGGTCAATGACGTTAGCGGTAGCGCCTGATGATACGTCCGTAATCGACGAGCTTAACGAGACGATAGAGCGCTTGCGAGACGTGAACCGCAAGCTGCATAAGGAGCACCGCAGGAAGATCAAGCAACTGGAGCTAGATCTAGAGATAGCAGTCCTGCAAGCGCAGCGCCCCTATCTCAAGCCGTGGGAGCAGCGCCAGATAACAGAAGCGATAGACGCCCTACATGAGGGCAATAAATATCCCGAATGCGCGCCCATTACGCGCCTATTGATGGAGAGACAATGGCAATCTACATAGAAGCAGCGACAGAGGAAGAAGTGAATCAAAAGATCAGCGAGGTGTTAGAACGTTACCCCACCGCTGGATGGTCTACTACGATTGACAAGCCAAAGCAGGAAGCAAGCGGTAAATGGGTCGCGCGTGGTTGGCGCGGCACACACTGCGATTAAAAGTTAACACACACGTTAACACTTACGGGAAAGGACGACAGTATGCAATACACAAAAGAGACATGGCCCACGGAACGCTGGGAGCACTTTTCATTCGACGAGATGAAGTGCAAGCACAGTGGTTTGTGTGATATGGATGAGGCGATGATGGACAAATTAGAGGAGCTACGCGTTGTGTCCAACTTCGGGCTCGCTGTGTCGAGTGGGTACAGAGATAAGACGCATCCGATCGAAGCGAAGAAGATTGAAGGTGGCGGTCCTGGCGGTGCCCACACTACAGGCAAAGCGGTGGATTTAGCCGTGTCCCACAAAAAGGCCTACATCGTGCTACGCGAGGCGATGCGCCTTGGGTTTACTGGGATCGGCGTGAAACAGCAGGGAGACGCGCGCTTCCTGCACTTGGACACCATTGGCGATCAAGACAAATTCCACGTCCCCCGCCCCACTCTCTGGAGCTACTAACCATCAAACGAACAGCAGCGGGTGCCAAGGCTCATCAGCGCGACGACAGGGAGGACCGCACAATCGCGTATCGCATCTGGCGCAGGGAGGTGGAGAGGTCTCCTTACACGTCCGATGTCGATCAGGTGGAGTGGGTTGTCGTGGATGGTGAGGTGGTGCCTGCTGCTGTGTTGGAGTTAACGCGCATCGATCACGAGCGCATCGGTCCTGCTTATCTGCAGGCCATACTGGACAGATACAATACGCAGGGACAGGGGATGTTCGCGCGCTATGTAGGGCGCAGGCTGCGGTGTGACGCGTATATAGTCGCTTATAAATACGACCTAACCACCTATCACCTATACAACCTATCGCAGGAGCGTGGATGGGTTGAGATGAGTAAGGAGAGGTATACCGCATGGCTACAGCACCTATACAAATACAAGGCGTCCCAAAAGCGATTGAGGCAATCAACAGCGCGAAAAACTGGAGCGAGCTTGAATCGGTCATTAATCACGCCGAGCACTACTACGCAGCGCGTCAAATATCTCGTGAGCAATTAGAGGCGATTGCCATGGCAACATGGCAGCGCAGCAAACAACTAAACAGGGAGCGATAATGGAATCGCAGGTCGTAGGAGTAATGGAGGAAGCAGCAAAGATGTTTAAGCAGCGCGTTGAGATAGAGTATGATCGCACGCTCGTCAGGGCGCAGCAGAAGGCACTTGACGATTATGATGAGTTTGTCAAAAAGCGCCGAGATGAGCTTGTGGATGAGATTATGGCAGCGCGCGAGAGGATCGTAAACAGCGTTGTAGTAGAGGCACTGAAGGAGAGCGAGATTGGCAGTCACGTCAGAATCTATCTACGCGCAGACGGTGAGCAGTCAGAGTGAGTTGGTGGATGCGCTCATGTCCATACCGATCCCGAAATGGCAAAAGCGCAAGCACTACGACGATATCATACACGGACACACCTACGCGCACATAAACGAGGAGTGGATCGACGCGATACTGGATATGCAGCGCCAGGGAAGGCGCATCCCACGCGCGTGGCGATACACGCCTGTATTCACGCGCATCATAGGTGAGCACATACTGCACATTACAGGGCCATTATTAGAGGAGGTGAGGGTTGCCGCAACAAATCTCGTTGTGGGAGAGAGAAAGAGAACAGCGCTATTACAGGCTCGCCGCACTGGTGCCGATAGACAGCGTCGAGTCACTTACAATGCAGGATAATCCAACTATAATGTGGTGCCAGATCGTGCAGCGCATAATACGGGAGAGTGGATGCGGGGAATCCCACCCTGACTATCGGATGCTAGAGGAAGTCAAACAGGAATCACAGATTTACGTGGAGGCGGATAGGCGGTGGGAGGAGCTACGGGCGGAATGGATAGCAGCGCGTCAGGAGATGGAGCCGATAGAGTTGGATGCACTGCAATCGGAAATAGAGTTTCTCGCGGCGTAAAAGATGCGGCGTGCCTGCGCCCACCCGAAGAGCGCATAGCATTTGCAGTAATAGAGCAAGCGGTGCGCGAATTGTTGGATTGTGAGGAAAAATTAAGGGGCGTGAAGAAGCCCTACCAGCGCGCGCGATTGCGTAAAGAGCAGGATGACCTGCTCAGATGGTTGTCGATTCCAACGTGGGCGCACGCTATTAGTAACACGGATCCAGACTACGCAGTGGAGCGATCCCTGCGCAGATTGCGGGAGGTAAGAAGGCGATGAGAATATTTGCAATAGTCATGTCAGCACTGGCGATAATAGCCCTCTTGGTAACAAGAGACCAGCCCACGCGGGTAACGAGGGATGAGATAGACGATAGCTGGGTTTGCTGACACGTAGGTGTGAGTGGAAAGTGAGTGTTGTTTAGTGCGTTGACTGGGGAGTTGGCATACTTAAACAATCAAAAACTTATAACTAACCAAGGCAGAAAAGTAAGGTGACTTACCCCACTCGCACCTACACATATTGGATACGCGTAAACACTCAGGAACTGCGCGACAAAGCCCAGCGCAAATACCCTAAGAGTATCGTAGGTGCGCGAATTAAATGGCCCTGCAGGCAGTATTCAGCGGAGTATGTGTGCGCAGAGACACGCGGTCCACGCGAGTATAGAGCTACGTTGACCGCTGCCCTGCGCGCGATGGGGTATCGGGACGCGGAAGTAATCCCCGAGGAGTCTTGGCCGTATTGGTGGTATTAGATGTCCTAACGAGGAGAAAACACTATGAAAATCACGCACATTAAAACGCCACTTAATAAATACACTTTCAAATCACCTAAGATTAAAAGATGGGCAGAGGGCAAATGTGAGGGCTATGTGTTAAACTTATTTGCAGGACAAACCCTACTTGATGTGAATGAGCATCGGAATGACATAAGGGAGAACATGAGGGCGGATACACACATGGATGCTTTGGATTTTTGCAAAAGTTACAGCGGCAATCTGTTTGATACGATTCTTCTTGATCCGCCTTACGCCTTTCGCAAGTCTATGGAAATGTACGAGGGCGCTATGTGCAGCCCGTTTAATAGACTGAAAGATGCCATCATTCCAATTCTAAGTGAAAACGGCAAGGTTATAACCTTTGGTTATCACTCAATAAGCATGGGCGCAAAGCGCGGATTTGAAGTAGAAGAGGTTTGCATAATGAGCCATGGTGGTGCAATCCACGATACGATTGCAACTGTTGAAAGACGCACTAAATGTCATTCCCCACGCTAAATTTTTCATGCTGTGATTTCACGTTCGATCTTGCCATGTGCACATAACGTGCAGTCATGGCTTGCGTAGTGTGGCCCAAGATTCGTTGCAAGCTGAAGGGATCACCCCCCGCTTCAATGTAATGCAGGGCAAACGAATGCCGCGCGGTGTGTGGAGAGAGGCGCACCCCCTCAATGTTGACCTTCTTGCGCAAGCGTTTAAACATCATCTGCACGCCGCGCGGGGAGAAGGGTGTTCCCTCCTCTGTGATAAATAGCTCTCTATACTGTGGGCGCGCGTAGCGCTCGCGCTGCTTGAGATACGCCCACAATGCCTTGCGCGTCTTCTTGCTATATGGCACGGAGCGCTCCTTCTGCCCCTTGCCATGCCGCACCAATATATACCCCTCCTGCAGATCCACATCCAGCGTAGTAACACCGCACGCCTCTTGCAGGCGCAGCCCTGTGTCGAAGAGCAGGCGCACTATCGTCTGGTTGCGCAGGCCGCGAAAGGTGCTTGTGTCGAATGCACTCAGGACGGCGCGTATTTGGTCTGTTGATAGGGGTCGCACGGTAGTCTGCGAAGAGGCTACTTTTGGCAGGCGTATAGCTTCTTTAGTATACCCCTCTGCGTCTAGGAATCGCGTGAAAGTTTTTATCCCACGCCAGTAGGTGTGTCGCGTTGTGCTGGTCGTTCCGCGCTCCTGCGCCGCGAGGAAGAAGGGCGCGATCCACTCTTGCAGTGCGTCCACGTCCACGTCCCCTTCCGCTTCTTGCACAAAACGCACGAGCGCGCCAGCCGAATCATGGTAAAAAGCGAGCGTCTTCTGTGTGAACCCGCTAATCTTTTTTTCTGCGAGGAAAACCTCAAACGCCTTAGATATGCGCATAAAAATACCCCCCTGGTGTGCGCTTGCCTTGAACAAAGCAGGTGCTCTCAGAGGGGTATTTTCTTGCTTGCGCGAATTCGCGTAAGTTATTGCGCTGCAGTAAAATGGTGGGCGATGCTGGGCTCGAACCAGCGACCCCCTGCTTGTAAGGCAGGTGCTCTGACCAACTGAGCTAATCGCTTAATAAACAACACCTTACGCAAATGATACCCCGCACGGGAACACCTGCCTCCCAATATAGCAGGGTATGCTCACTCGTCAATATATAAATCCTTCAGCGCGATCTGCGCGTCTATCAGGCGCTTGAGTTGCATCCGCAGAAAGAGGCGCTCTTCCGCGTCTACTACAGACCACTGCGATAGCGCTAAGACCGTGTTGGATAGGGTCTGCGCGTAGGTAGATGCATCGCTGAATGTTGTCTCTGCAGGCTCTTCGATCTCTACGAATATCTCTCGCTCGTCGCTCAACTCGTCTCCAGTATTGATTTGTCCCAGCGTCCGTTTGTGCGCAATACCATCGGTAGCACTATGGGGTAACTGCCCCAGCTATCAAACCAGTATTGCTCGCGCCATTTCCACGTAGGCTGTAGGCCGTAGATTTTGTTGGTATCGTGCAGCATCTGTATGGGCAGACCAACGGTCTTGGCTTGGCGCACGGGTATCGCGTCATGGTTGCCTACCGTGATCGTCATGCGCGGAAACATATCCTGCAATTCGTGCGCTGCCTCACGCGCAGCTATATACTCATCCTCCGCGTTGAGGGCATCCGTCTCCGACTCGTGATAGCTGGGCCTGTGGTGATCGAAAATGTCTCCCACGCACAGGACACGCTTGAACTGGTAGCGCGCATCCAGCGCGCGCAGGAACGCATACGCGTCTCTGTGCTGATAGGGGAGATGTAGGTCGGGTATGACAAGTGTGTTGCCGCGTTTACTCAAGAGCATCCCGCAGCCCAGTATAGGGCGCTTGAGGACCATCTTAGAGCCATAGCGCGCGGATGGGGAGTCGGGATCTACCAGGCACCCCGTAGACATAGACCAGCGCAGCTTGCCCTTATCGGCAAACCGCTCTATGCCTTGGATAGAGTGATGGTGACCTTGTATAGAATGGTGGGAAAATTTGGTGGCATTGTTGAGTGTATTACTGCTCAGACTATGCACCATGAGTGTATCTGCTGCCATGCCTGCCCCCTATTAGTTTATGGAGGCGGGGGCGCGAGTCGAACGCGCAACTTGGGGTAATGAGCCCCATATGATACCCTTTCACTACCCCGCTCCACATTACACCAAACGCTCTATAACTGCCCGCGCTTCCATTCCCTGGCGCGTTGTAACTGCTAGCTGCTGCAACAGTCGCTCCGCCTCATCGGGCGTTATAGTGCCATCCTCCTTCGCGCGCTCATACGAGTCCGTCAGCGCGCGCATGGATACTAATACATCACGCAACTCGCTCACCGCATTGCGCAGATCTTTCACTCCGCGCCCCATGCGAACAGCGGCTGCAACTGCACCAAACATTAGTCGAGCCCTTCCTCAATGTTTTCTGGCTCTGCGGGAGGGGCCTCGCTGCCTTCCTCTTGCTCTGTCAGCTTGACTTTCCCCTCTAACACATCCAGCATCCCACGCAGTCGCTGCCAAGTAGGATCCGCGTTGATGACCTGTTCCTCCCGCTTCGCCATTTCAGTTTTTACTGCCTCCAACAATTCCATGCTACTACCTCCCTTGAGTGTGTTGTAATAAGCCCTCCAATCGGGCGTGTGATCGTAATAGTTCATTTAAAAGTTCGTTTGTGTGATCAAGCTTGTTGGCTACGGCGCGCATCTCTGCCGCAGCGGAGTCCGTGCCGTTGCCATTTTTTTGGGCGAGCTTTGTTAGCACCCATGCAGTAAGTGCACCGCCCCCTATGCCTCCTCCTCCCGTCGTGAGCAGCATCGCTATGGGATCGCTACTAGTTGCTGGGTCCATTGCCTATCACCATTTAGTGCGGTGCGACCAATATTTGGCGCTGAATTTATCGGGCTTACTGGGACTTTGTGCGTTGTGGCGCGCGTAGTAGCTCTTTCTGCGTGCTTTCTCTTTTTCCGTCTTCGGGTTGCTCCCCGCGCCCTTGACGCCCTGTTGCCCAAACCTCACAAGCTTGGTCTCGCCTGTTGCTTTGCGTGCCACCACGGCGTGACTCTTGGTCTTGTGCCCTGGCGTCTTGACGGGCTTGTTGTATGAGCTTGCACCGATCTTGGCTAGCTTAGAATCCTTTTTCGCCGCCATGCTATCTGCCTCTGCCTGACTTGCGGCTTTTAGCCTTCGCTTTTGCCTTCGCTTTTGCCTTACTCGCTGCAGCCATACCTTTTTTGGTATAGGGGTATTTCTTGCCGCCTACGTTTGGCATATCAGCCACCTTTCTGTTTGTTTTGTGAATTGCTGCGTATCACGTCATCACCGCGCTTAACCGTCACGTTGCCACCCTCTACGTCCACGCGCATGGGTTGCTCCTCGCGGTCCAGCTTATCCAGCTTTTCGATGAGTTGATTGATGACTGCAAACTCTGGGCGCTCTTGCTTGTCGGTAGCGCCAGCGATGTTTGACAACATCGATATGAGGGCTGTAAGGGAGGATCCCAACAGACCCATGACTGCTGCGATTTTAGCCTCTTCTAAATAGAGGCTTGCTATAATACCGAGGCTGGCGATGAGCGTTATGTAGATGAGCCCATGCTTGCCTATTGATTTACCCGCGACCTCTTTCGCCGAAGATGCCGCCTCCAAACGCGCTAACTCTGCGCGCACTTCTTCTTTGTAATATGCGATGGTCCGTTTAAGCTTCGACTTCTCCTCATCGCTGGGAGCCATTAATCTCCTTCGCTAAAGTAGAATCCTAATACAGCGCCGTAGATACCCACGAGGGTTGTTGCATCCACCTCATCGGCCCACGCCGCTTCATACACTACAAGCGCAGTCAGCGACAATGCGATTATCTGTCTAATGCGCGCCTTCGTAAAGAAATTGCTTATCACTTCGCTCATTACTCTACGCTACTCCACGGAGCGGTCTGCTCGCGAGGTGCGCTTGCACGAGCCTGTAACTGCGCCTCTAAGCCACTCTGCTGCTCTTGCCCCCATGCGGTAAGCTGATCAATAGCGCGCTGTGGTAGGCCAGTCAGCGCGTCTAACGCGACATAGTCATCAGCGGTCAGACTGCTCAGATCGAGTGAGATCCACGGATCTGTGGAAGCCACCTCGCCTGTGTCCGTGTCCGTGGCCTTAGCGATGCATACAACGGCACTTATGCAATCGGTCTGGACGCTGCCGTCACCGAGGGTTTCTGTGCCGACGCGGATGCGGTCTGTGATGGTCAAATCATGGCTGTACGTTGGCATTGTCTATTCTCCTATTTGCTGTGATGCGATGTGTGCCGCATACGCATCTTTGATGTCTTGTGTCCATACTGCCCCTGCAATCGCTTGCACCTCTGCGCTCTCACCGCTTACATCTGCGTCTGGTGCGAGTGCTTTGCGATGGAATGCGCGAGTCAACTCTTCGCCATCGCGCTCTACTACGGTGGCCGTGCGGACTTGTATGTGCTTGAACTGTCCCACGACTTCAATCTTGTCTTCTTCTGTGCGTTCGGTTAATGCCATTGGTAGTCTCCTTATGCAGTCCTGTATGTCCACGACACATACATAAAAAATGACGTTGACGTTATAGCTGTATTTAGAACATTTTCATAGTTTGCGTTGTCTTTCATTGCACGACACGTTGACGTTGTATTACCGCTCCCAATATTCCACGCGACTTGCACGGTCCCAGTTGGCAAGTCTATAAAACCAAAGTTGCCAAAATTCCCTGCATACCAAACACTGGTGCTATTTTCTGTCGCAAAAGGAAATCCACTCACGTCTAATGGTGTGCCGTCCATCGACGTAATGCTACTCAATGTTATGTAACAACTGGCGTGTACTAATTGCCCTATTTTTACATATGTGCCACTATTTTGACCATACGTTCCAGTAAACCCATCTATCGTAGGTGTCCACGTCCCAATTTCGTAGTCCGACAAGGCGTTATTAGAAGAAGTATCTCCGTTGAACGTGATGCCGCCAGAGGAGAGGATGCGAAGGCGTTCAGTTCCACCCGTTGTGACAGCTATTGTATTGGTAGTAGGCCAATAAATACCTGTATCGACATCGCCTTTTTCGCATAGTCCGGGAGTTGTAGCATTTCGTCCATCAATCGCAATACCACCGTTGACGTTTAATTTATTTGTGCCATATACGCTCGTAGTGCCAACAAGCAGATTCCCAGACGAGTCGATGCGTGCGCGTTCGGCTCCACCAACAGCAAACCGCAGATACCCTCCACCGTTTACGTCGATGCCAAAATTGCCGCTCGTGTCGAGGTAGCCGAGATAGGAATTTGCGCCAGAGGTAGATTCATCGAGCCGCAATGCGCTGGCTGAACTCGCTCCAGATGCGTGTATTTTAGTCGATGGCGAGGACGTGCCCAATCCAATCAGAC